TTACGCTACACTCGAGGATGTTATCGAAGCAGTAACACCACCATTGCAGGACAATGGGTTCTTCCTTAGTCACATCTGTGGCAAGGATGAGTTCGGTGCGTATGTATCTACTGAACTATTCCATGAGAGCGGGTTTACTTTGCAAACCAAAGTTCCTGTTGTCTTGAGTAAGCAGGACATGCAGGGGTTGGGTAGTGCAATCACATACGCTAGACGCTACGGAATACTATCCATTCTTAATCTTCCTACTGAAGATGATGATGGCAATGATGCTTCCCGAAAGGTGAGCGGCTCCCCAAGTAAGCCGCAAACCGTTGGGAATATAAAGCACATAGATTTCTAATTCTTGAGGACTGGGAGGGGCTTCTTCCTAACCCGAAGAAGTAGATTGCTACACACACGGGGTAGTATACGACACTCTTTCCCTCTTTAATCTCACCTGATGGGTGGCAGGTTCCTCAAGAACCACCCACTTAACTTAACAAAGGAGTCAGAAGCATGACAGAATACGACAACACAGATACAGGCGCAGCCTTCACACCATTCACGACACAAAGACTTATCTTGCAGGGTAAGATTAATAGTGGAGGCACTGACATGAAAGTTACCTGTGTTATGGATGAGACAAAAGACGGCAAGCAAATCATTGAAATATACCAGAAGGTTGGTGTATTATTTCAGAATGAAGGTATGAAAGAAGGAGCTCCAGATTATACTGGCCCACTCTTTGATGATAAAAGACTTGCAGCTTGGAAAAAAATGAAGGATGAAAAACCTTACATGTCTTTCTCTGTTTCAGATAAACTGGACAAGGGTCAGTACACAGAAGGTAAGTCTTCAATTGGTGAAGATAAGATCCCATTCTAATAGCGGTCACGCTTAGTAGGTTTTCTTCTCCGTTCCCTACTAGTTGACACAACTGGCCTCCCTTTAATCGGGGAGGTCTTTTTATAAGAGGAAACATAATGGAAACATATGCACAAATGAAAGTACGCCATGAGCGAGAGGTAAAAGAACTCATACTAAAGTTCAGTAAAGACCATACAATAACTCAAGCAGCAAAAAAAATTGGTATGGATAAAAACAAGCTTAGACGCTTTGCACATTACCACGGAGTATCATTCAAGAAAAAGTATGGGGATGATATAACAAAGTGTGATACAGTATACAGAAAGAAAACAGTTACACTTTCAGCAGCGCCTTGGGAAATGCAATGATAAACTTATTCTGGACGTTCCTTGTTATTAGTTACTCAGTAGAAGGGGAGAGGTTCTCAACAAGCGTCCTCTTCCCAAGCGAACAACAGTGTTACTCTGTTATGAACAGAGAGCTATTAGATGGATTATACTTTGAGCTACTAAATACATACGGTAAAAATATAATGATGAGTTGCAAACCAACACCAGTTATCTCGAAGCAACTAATCAAGCCAATGCCAAAGCCAGCAGATGCCGATTAAAGATCCAATAAAAAGAAAAGAGTATCAGCGAGAGTACGGACGCAAATGGTACAGACGCAACAGAGAAAAAGTTATTGCATCGAACAAAAAGAATAAAAGAAAAAGACACAATGCTTGGTTATCTTTCAAAGCATCTCTTAGTTGCAATACCTGTGGGATACAGCATCCTGCTTTAATTGACTTTCATCACAGAGATGGCTCGACAAAAGAAAGCGAAGTGAGTACATTTGTAAATCAAGGACAGTATTCAAGAGCTTACAAGGAAGCAGCAAAATGTATTCCGCTCTGTCCAAACTGTCATAGAGTCTTACACTGGGAAGAGCGAAATGGAACTACCTGAGTACTTTAATACTGCAAATAAAATTATAGAAAGAGCGCACAGAGGATTGCCACACGATAGATGGATGATTGGCAACAAAGAGATGGAACACTTTCTAAAAGCTTACATGGATCTGCTAGACATATGCAACAAAATGAATATGGATATTATCCAACGTGGCACAGACTCAATGAGTACAGATCCAAATAATACTTAAATGATTAGTTCGAAGTGAGGTCCGTCAATGAATGGTCTGCGTCCTTGCGATCTTCTCAAGTCAACGTATGCGTTCATTGCATCTTCCATTGACCCATCCCATTTGGATATGTCCATTGGATATGGATCAGATGGTGTTGCCCAAGCAGCACCCCAACATACACCGATGTCAAACTTACGAGCAGCCTCTGCCATTGCGTCAGCTATATCATCATACAGATTAAGTTCCCAACTAGCTCTTGACCCTACGTAAGCCATGAGATCTACGGCTATTCCATCAAGGTGTTTGCTTTTCATGGTTTGGCTTGCACCAGATTCGACTAACTTACGTTGCTCTCCTTCAGTTCGCTTGCCGCAAATCACTCCGAAGTCAATCTTAGTTACCTTGATTGCTTCCCTAACAACATACTGCATACGAGGATCAACAGTGTTTAGTCTGTTGTTACTTCTCTTTGATAATTCAAAACCCATTTCATTTCCTTTTAAAGAACTTTGTGGCAGAGCGCACAGCAAAGCTACTAGCTACTATAACACCTAATGTGTACTGATACCACTCTGGCATCTGTTCAAGTGCTACAAACCCCTCTCCAACGACTGTACGCCCCCACTCACCGGTGAACACTAAAATAAGTGGGATAGAGAAAAGTATAACGAGATACTCGTCTTTCCACGAGTTCATAGTTCCTTGAGCCATAAGCTTCTCCCACTCAGCCTCGCTCGTAGCAGCAGACTTCATGATGGTTGCTTTGGCTTCAGCCTCTACAAGTTTTAGATTAGCAGAGGCAGCTTGAGAAGCAGCCTTACCTTTGAGCCAACCTCCTGCTAGTTCAGTAATCGGTCCGATCAGTGCTTGTAACATTTCTACTTCCTCCTGTTGATTCTTTGCCCATCCAAATTCCAAAGCATCCTGTCAATGCACCCATGCACACCGACACTAATCCAGATTGCTCTAAGCTTGGAGAAGGTAAAGACATATACCAATGCACAGCTTGATAAGTTAAAACTGTAACAGCTAACATCATTAGTCGTGGGATTATCTTCCAATCATCTACTATAGTATGTGCCATGTAAAACCTCACTTGTTAGTATATAAACAATGAACAGCAGAATTAGTGTTCGTAATTAAAACAGCAGCCTTTGCTTTCTCTAGCTCACAGACTTCCTCTGAACCATAAGTTCCAACTTGATAATAAGTAAAAGTTCCATTCAGGAATTGCATCCAAATTAAAAACCACATCACCATCTACCCTGATATTTGCCAAGAAAATAAAATAAACAAAACAAGATGCCACCGCTAATAGCAAAAATAAAAGCACCAATAGCAAAGTTAATAGCCGCATCTATCTGTTCCTGCTTTCTATACAACTCTTGCTTTCTTTTCTTACGCATCTGTGCCTCAATTGCGATTACTTCCTTCCAAGCACTCGGTCCGTATGTCCAAGAGATATGATCTTTGATTTCATTTCTCATTTGTTCCATTTTCTTTTTATGCGCAAAGATTTCTAAAGCAGTTTCTTCATCAGAACCTTTGAATGTTTTTTTCCAAAAAGGTGGGTTCTTTTCTCTGTCTTCAATGTTAGTAAAGTCAGAGAAAGCTTTGCCCCAGTTAGCAAGTTGACTTGTCATATCTTGGAAATCTTTTCCTGCACCAATGGCTGCCTTCAATCCTTTGAAAGCACCAGTTGCCATCATAACACAAGAAACTGGGTCCATTAATCAGCCGCCATTTTCTCCAACGTTTCACGGATAGCCTTTATGTTCTCATCAATACGAGCAGACATCAAAGCTTGTGACTGCGCTGTGTCCTCTAGTTTTTCAATACTAATTTCATGGCGAGCAATCTCTCTAGTATTTGTGTCAACGTTATTATCAAGCGTACTGACATACCAGACAAGGCCACCAAACTGCACAGAGATTGCAATTATGATAGCAGCCCTTTCCATTATGGTTTTGTAGGCCAATCGGCATCTTCCAAGTTAGGCCAATTACTATGAGTTGGTAGATCACGTAGAGCCTGTCTGTAGGTCTTCATGTTGTCTGCCATTGTAACGTCTGACATGCCATGCCAATCTGTCTCTGCAAGCTTGCTGTCTCTGGTGGCTCTGTTTGCAGTTGCGGTGTTAGCATCTAGCGTTGCCTGATAAGCTTTCTCGTGGTCTGCTTT